ATCTTCTATAGTTTCATCTTCTACAAATCTAAATGCTTTATTTGGTGCAACTAATCCTTTGCGTTTTAAATCTACAATAGCAGCACCATCTAGATACTTAGATGCGTAATATACATCTTCATATGGAACGTGACCTTTATGACATATAGTTCTTGCAAGATTCAACATTTGCAGTTTTTCATCTAGTTCATAAACTAAATCAACATCGGTCATGTTGTATTCTACGAATTTTTCTATGTCTGTTGCAAACAAATAATTTAAATCTCCTTCGTATTCAACTTTACCTCGACCTAACTCTTTTTTGGCAACCGTATCTAAACGATAATTTGCTAATTCGGTATAAGTAAACTTTTTGTACAAAGTTAAATAATCTAAACTAGATACTCCAAATATTTTGTATCGTTCTCGATGCTTGTTCCATTCTACTAAACCTGCAGGAGATAAACGCTTAACTGCACCAGATCCTAATAATTTTTTAATGCGATTAACTAGATACGGAATATCGTAATTATCTGTATTCCATCCTGTTATAACTGTAGGCTGTATTTCTACAAATAAATTGATAAAACGTGTCAACATGGAAGCTTCGTTATCGAATACTTCTACATTTTCAACGGATATTTTTTGTGTAAGTCTACGTTCTTCATCTAGCAACAATACACCTTTTCTTTTACCAGCTTTATCAAAATAAGCAATAGATGTTATTCTTGCACGTGCTTCTTCTGCCGTTGAATATCCATTTTCATCTCGTTCCGTTTCAATATCAAAAAAGAAATCTCTATGTCCTTTTGAAACCAAATCCGAATCATAATACAAATCAATCAGCGTTCGAACTTCTTCGTTCAAATCAGATTCATATGCACGAGAATTATCTTTGTGATTGCCTGGTGTTTTTGTTAATTTAGTGCCATCTAATGATTTGTATTGTCCATTATCATCTGGCAGATATGCGTAAGGCTGAAAAGGAAATTTCTGATGACCCAACTCGTCATCCCATACGTGCATTAATCCACTTTTTTTGTCGTAACCGATTGCTTGATACATTTTTTCTGTTTGTAGTATCGTATGATACCGTAAGTATTTATTGCTATTATAACTAATCCTAAAACCATATGGCTGATATTATATATGTAAACATCATAAACAATCCAACCAATATCGCCTACTATCCACCAAATTAATGCTGGAAGAAAATGGCCGCGGGCATTGACAATGAATCCAATCAATACCAATGCCGTGCAAACCCATCCTAATATTTCAATCATGCAACTGTGTTTATCATTGCAATTTCATGTTCTCTTACCAATATGAATTCTGCAGAATCCAATTGTACTTTCTTTTGCGAACCTAAATTACCAGAATAAATTTTTATGCGATCTCCAATCTTTACAGTCATTGGTATTTTATCACCAGTTTGTGTATACAATCCGTTTCCGACTGCTACAACATCACATTCAACATATTCATCCATACCTGCCATCATGATGATGCCACTTTTTGTTTTTTCTTGTTTTTCTAGTTCTTTAAGGAGTACTTGATCTCCAATTGGTGTCCAATTCATAACTTATTCCTTTTATTTATTATACATGTTAATAACTGCTTGTTCTGTAATTGTGGTGCCAACTAATCTTCCTGCTTCTACACCATTTTTAACTACTAATAGCGTAGGTACGTTACGCACATTCCATTTAGCACACGTTTCTGCACTAGCATCCGCATCGATGTATGTAATTGACATTTGCGATTGCAATTTATTTAAAATAGGTTTAATCATTTTGCATGGTCCGCACCATTCTGCTGAAAAATATAGTACTTGTTTCATCGTGTTATAATGTATTTAATTTCGTAATTTCCGAATGTCGTTGTTGTTGTATACATGTTAAACTCCTCTTTTTGTATCATATGCAATTATGTGGTCTCTTCCTGTCATGTTGTAGCCTTGTTCGGCACACATTTCAAATACAATGGGATACATTTTGATTAATTCCTCTCTGGTATCTCCAGCTGGCATTATGTATGTTTTTTCTTTAGGAATATTATGCCATAATCTAAATTCTTCAATTTCTAGTAAATTTTCTTCCGTACCGTCCCAAACTGGTTTGTAATGATAATCGGCGTGATATTCAATCATTTTTTCAATCGCATCATGATTCAGCCTAAATTTGTTATGTTGCGCAACCATCTTTTCATCCGTAATCGTGCCTTGTGGCGTAGCAACACCCACCCGGGGAACGCTATTACTAAACTTAGGGCTAAGAGAGATAAGCCCAATAGGATAATCAGTCTCAATAAAATGCGACCCTTCAGTTTCAATAGTAATAAGAATGCCTCTTTCATGTGCAAAATGCGTCAACTCATTAACCAAAGCTGGATGCATTGTAGGAGAACCTCCTGTTAACATCATTTCTTTGATATGTGGATTTTTATCATAAATATCTACAATGTCATTAAATGTAAACGTGCCTTTCTCAGGATGAATGCTAGTATACCAAGAGTCACACCAACCTCCTTCGCCAAACCAACATCTATGAGTACATCCTGTAGTTCTTACTGCAATTGTAGGTCTGCCAAATCTACTACCTTCGGATTGTACACACCGGTACAATTCAACTATAGGCAATGTTTTTGTGTAATCTGTTATTCTTTTAGAAGGGGAGGTCATCGTCATCGTCATTGTTATTGGTAACATTTGTTTCTAATTTATTTAATAATGATTTAAATTTCCATTCTAACTCATCAAGTCGCTCATATATTTGTTTTAAAGCAGATCGTCTTACGATTGGTGTTAAATCCATTTCGGACTTGGTTGCAAAATATTCATCTAAAAATGATATAGGATATAATTGCACTTGAGAGTATTCTGGTTTTTGAACTTCTTTCGGTAACATTCTCCATTTAATCTCAATGCCTTGTTTAACAGCTTCTGCCGTTACTTCTCGACCAATGTTCGATCCACCAGAGCCTTTACCTAAATATTCAAAAAGCGATATGTATGTATCGTCATTATTCTTCATAGATACTTGAATTATTGTCATTTTCAAAACATTCTACTTTGATACAACGGCATCTGCCGGCATCTGTTTTAGATAGAACTTCATTGAATTTATCATATACTAATTTAGCACAAGATTCAGCTCCCATTTTTTCTAAGAAATGAACTTTAGCTAAACCTGATACTTGAAGCATTTCAAACATATCTCGATATGGGTCATCGGCTTGAATCAATGTAGTATGATCCCACATATGATCCATCCACGCTTTCAATCCGTTACCTTGTGGTGCTGGTTTGAAACCTCCATAATCAACAATCCAATTCATATCATCTAATTGATTTTCAACATCAGGTTCATTGGATGCAAACCAAACTTTGAATTTTAACGCATATCCATGTAGTAATTGACAATGAGAATGTTGAGCTTTCCATTGTCTTATTGCTACCGAATAATTTTCAAATAATTTTGTTGAAATATATCTTGCCATATTTATCCTTTTTTACTATCAAATTTATAATCGTCTGCCGTAGTTGTTTGCATAGTGCATTTAACAATATTAAACGTAGTAAATGGTCTAGTTACTATTTTTAGTATATCGTGCTTCTTAAGTTGTTCTAATTCGGGACATTCAATTGATAACATGATGCGACAACGATTAAATAATGTTGCAGGTATTTTTGCAACTTGCTGAGGAGTTACTTCCAAAGTTACAATTGTCATTCGATCTAACATTTCATCAATCGTCATCCAATCCGAATTCTTAATAGCTATATCTATATAACTAATACAAACATATACGTGTGGATATGCTTTGTAATTATTAGGAAATTCTGTGCGAATAAAGCAAGTATCTACATCGGCTAACGGACCTTCTACTTCTTTACCGTAAAAATATTTTTCTCCAAACATCGTTTTTTATTTATAATAGTAAAATAATTATTCGTTTCCAAATTTACCAAGTTAAATAACTTCTTACAAATCTTCCTGCTCCGCTTCTATTCAAAGTTTCTGCAAATGCATGTTTGTATTCCGAAGCTTCATATTCATGTGTCCAAACCCAATCTACATTTAAATGACCTTGTTCAATCAAACCAGGAGTCAATTTTATAATTTCTGAAAATACTTTGCTTCTAGGTGACGGAAATACAAAGGTTAGATTTTTCCATAATGGATTCCAAAAATTTGTTACAACATCTTTATCGAAAGATGCGGCTAAATATACTGTGCCATTATCGTTAGTTACGCGTAAAACTTGTTGATAGTTTTCATGTTTGCCGCTTAATTCTAAAACATGATCGTATGTATCACATGTATCAAACGTAACAAACTTAGCATCTATTAAATTCCATTCCGTTACGTTGTGCGTGCCTATTACATGAATTTCGATGTTAGGCTGTTTGTATCGTAAACATTGTGCAGTTAGATTAGAAACAAATCCAGATCCTACAATCAAAACTTTTTGTATGTTTTCTCTGCTAGCAACTAACATTTGATGTGCAATGTTTACTGAACAAGCAACTGGTTCCGTTATATATCTAGGATGCAATTCCGGAATCTTTGCTGTATTTGTCTCTGTAGCATAAAAGTAAGGAGAATATGCTAAATCGTCTCGAGATGCTACGTAATCTCCAACTCGAAATTCTGTAATATCAGATCCAACTGCGACTACTTCACCAACAGATTCATGACCAAAACAACCATATGGTATTTCAATCTTTCCTGTGTATTGATCAATGTCGCTTCTACAGATACCAGTATACTTAGTTTTAATTAGCATTTGATCGGAACGCATCGCTCCTAAATCAAAGTCATATTCATCTATTTGTTCATTTCCGTAACTGTGAAATATTTTAGTATTCATATTGAAAGTTTACTATATAAAACGACAAATTCTCTATCTACAAATCCGTCAATTATTTTATGAATTTCTTCATCATATTGTTGATGCTGTTGATATGTTTCTTCTGTAGCAAACATGTATTCTTGCAACATGGTTTCATATGCCGATTCGGGACACAAACCTACTCCATATGTTAGATTAGCACCATCTTTTATTTTGAATCGCCATTCTATAACATCCGTATCGATATCAAGTTTCCAACTAGCAAAACATTCTATAGAAACGTCGTCTACTTTGCTACTAAAATAAGCACAATCGTCAACATCGTAGATTCCATCGGCATTGTAATTACCATACGTAGAATCATCTTGCAATTGTTTCATTTCATATTGTTGATGAAATTGTGCAACAAAGTCATCAGGTGCAATGCATCGGCTTAAACTGCGTTGTGCTACACTTATTAAATGAGGTATCAAATCTCTTGAAACTCCGCCATATGATTTATACTTATCCGTAAACCAACTGCCAGCTCCTGGAATTCTATTTTTATTCAACCAAAGCAATTGTATTTTTTCAATTTGTTTGCCTTGTAAATCTTCAAACAGAGTTCTAAATTGATTGTTTTTTACCATCCATAATCTAGAGATAGGAAACTGTTGTTGAAATCCTAACCAATCGCCTAAACAAAAGAATCCGGGTTTTTCAACAACGATATTAGTTGCATGTTTATATCCTAATTGTCGAGCTACTCGTAAATGCGTATAATTAGGAGTACAAACGATACCCATATCAATCTGAATGTTGTCTGGAATATCATCTACACTTAAATAATCAGCCGTTAACGTTGCATTTTGATCTACTGTAATTACAGCCCATCCTAAACGATTACATGCATCTACATACAGTTTACCTATACCTAATCCAACTACGCAAACTGTCTTATGCACCATAACCTTTTATAAATTCGTAAAATTCATTTCTTGTAGCACTTTCTGTCATAAATGCTCCAGATAATTTTGCAGTTTTCATAGAAGCTCCTCCATGCTTAACTCCTCTACATTGCACACAATTATGAGTAGCATCAATCATTACAGCAACACCTTTATTGTCTGTAATAAGCTCGTTAATTGCATGATGAATAGCAACTGTCAATTGTTCTTGAATAGCACCTCGTCTGCCGAAATGTTCTACTACTCGATTTAATTTGCTTAAACCAATAACATTGCTATTATCGCCAGGAATATATGCAACATGCACGGTACCCATAATTGTCTGATGATGATGGCTACACATCGATGTCAACGGAATGCCTCCTTCAAACACAATACCATCATATCCATCACTAGGAAATGCCGTAATGTCTGACATTGGATTGTATCGTCCAGCCCACAAATCATTAACATATGCTTTTGCTACTCTACGAGGAGTATCTGCTGAATTCGGATCCGACTCCCAATTTACTCCTAATGCTGTTAAAAATAAGCCGTAATGATATGCAGCTTTATCAATAATTTCTTGTTTTTCTGCTGCAGTTAACTTAGCATCTGGACCTTCTAATGTTTGTTTAACTGCTAATTGCATAGATACGCCGTTAGCAAAACCAGGATGCACTAATTCTAAATTTTTTCTTTGCTTTGTTGTCATAACTTGATTTATTATTTATATAATAGAATATTTTATTGAAATTTCAAAAAAATTATTTTTATATTTTGCTTAAAAGAATTTTTAATACCGGATTATATATCATGTACAATGGAATATTGAAATTTAGTAATGATTTAGGCGTTGATTGTAATTTTGGTAACGTTACGGTTAGTCTATATCGAGTATTCATTTGAATTAATTGTTGTAGCGTTTTTGGTTGACCAGCAGCTGCTGCCGCTTTTGCTACGAGTGGCGGTGTCGCCGGAGTTTTAATTATTGTAATTGTTACGGAAGCATTTGGAATTTCTGCAATTAGTTTATCTACTTGTTTTTTTGCTAGTTTTGCGTCTGCTACGGTAAGAAAAGTAGGATATCCAAATATGTCGTCAGCTGCGCGCAGAGCTGCAGTATTGCCTCCTAATAAAACTTTATTACCAGCTGCATTAACAGGTACCGTAAATGTTTCATTTAATGGTTTATAACCGTTTTTAAGTTGATTTTTCCACATCATAATACCATCAGTTGATATACTAGTTTTTTCCATTAAAACATGATCTGGTAAAATTTTTGATATCCCTGTCATTATGTTTTTAAACGTCCCTGGGGGTGCGGTTGTCATTATCGTTTTCATACTCAATTCATTAATTGGTACTCCATTTTTAAAAATTCTTTGATATGATACGTAATTTTCAAATTGTTTCATTTCTCTATTAGGAACACCTAAAAATATATCACCAGCAGCAGTTTTTCCGTATTGAGCAATTCCTCCGCCTTTTAAACCAGGTACTCTATATAAATTTTGTAATTTATATTTTTCTCCTCCAAGTTTCACTTCATCCGGGAAATTACCTTGCATTTTTAATAATTTTTGTTTTATTTCTAATTTAAATTTATTTAATTCTTTAACTAAAAGTCGTTCTTCACTTATTAAATATTTCGATCCGGTTGCTAATTTAGTTGCAAGAGATTTTGCATATTGTTTAACTGAATTTTTAACGAGTGGTATTTTAGAAACATATGGTATCATTTCAATTGCAGCCATCAAGCCAGCTACTTTTTCATTTCCTAAATTGTATTCCTGTACAGCATCAAACATACCTAAACTCGTAGACGCGCCTAGACCAATCCATGCTATTACGCCTGGTGCTGCTGCTCCAAATGAAAGTGCAGTTGCTAATGTACCTACAATTAATTGTCCAATTAAGACTATATCCGATGATACTAGTTTGCTCGTATCATATAAAAATTGTTCTTCTTCGGCGTATGGATTAAGTGTTCTAGAATATTTATCTATAGGAGAGTTTTGAATAATATCAACCCATTTTTTAAAATTTTCATCACCCATATATGGTTTGAACCAAAGATATGCATCTCCATAATTTGATCGCGTAATGGGCGTCGTATTACCTTGCATTTTGCGAAGTTTTTGGCCTACTTTTGCAATATCTACTGAATATTGATATATCATTTGTGCCGCATATGGATATATAACGGATTCTAATGCTATTCGATCGTTTTTTAACAATTTATATAAATGAAAAATAACTTTGAAATTTTGATCGAAATCATTTAAAAAACTTTCTAAATATTCTGCAATAGTTCGTCCGTCAGATATAATTACAAAATGATATTCAACTGAATTAAATTGTTGATATGAAGTTATAGATAGTACTGCATCGATTGCAGCTTGTTCGTCGTCAGAAAAATATCCTTTAGCATTAAAAATAGTATTAGCAACTTGTTTAGGATCGAATTTTTTTCCTTGTTGTTCTCTAATAATATTTTTAAGTGTTATCATATACTAATATATATTGTCATTTTAATTTTTTACTGCCTTTTTCATGTAGAGGTTCATACGGACAATGTCTACATCCATTTCCGCAACATGTTCCTCTTCTTGCATGATATGATTCAGTCATTACTCGTCGGCCCATATCATCATAATAAAAGTCCGTAGGAAGGAGCTTGTTGCCAAACTCCCTCACGAACTGTTGTTGTATCCAATCTTTAGATGCCGGTTGAATCATTATTTAATCTCACAAGCTCCGCCTGCACAAGCTAATTCGCCTGATAAGTCGGTATTATCATCTAATTCTATTACTTGACTTAAATCAATATTTGTTAATGACTTTAACATGTTTTCGTATGTTTCTTTGCTACAATCTTCGAAAGGAGCTTGAGTGTATGTACCTCCATCATATGGTAAAACTGATAATCCGTTGTAATGATCTCTGTTTGTCCACATCCATTCTCCAGCTAATTCCCAATCTTCTGCTTTCAAAGAAACTGTTGCTGATACATTATGTGTATTATTTCCTGATCTATGTCCTGGCTTAACCCATTCTAAATGAACTTTCTTGATTCGCTCCAATAATTGAAATGGAGATTCTGTTCTCATGATAGCACCTTCTGGAGCTTTTTGTGGAATAGATATTACTGCGGTATCGTGTGGACGAAAATATTCGTCTTCTACTAATTCTGGATGATTAATTGCCAAGTAAGTATAAATAGCTTCATTTTTTCCTACACGAATTCTACGAATATAATAATCGTTGTGCCATGCATGAATACCTGAACTAGTACCTAATGTTAATGATGTAGTTCCTGCAGGTTTTACTGTGGTAGTTCTAGCTGATTTGTTGATTCCGATTAATTCTGCAACTCTTGCATTTTCTTCTTTAACTGCTTTTGCTGCTGCTTTCATATCATAACCTAATACAACACCAGATCCGATACCTGTCATCGATACTCCAATAAGTGCATCTTTTTCAGTTGTGCGTTTCCAAATCGGACGAAGATAATGAAAATCAGTATATCCTGCTTGAAGCGTTCCAATAAATGCAGCTGCTTTTACTCGTGCTTCTAAATCTTCTTGAGATTCAATATCAGATGCATTTACTTCGCATAGGTTACAGAATTGAAAAGGACGTAGTGCAATTTCGCAACATGGATTAGTTCCCCAATCTTTATCATTTGTTAAATAAATACCCGGTTCGCCTGCTCCTGATAATTCAACACGCTTCCACAAATCCATAAAAAATTCTTTAGTTAACTTATGTCTCATCAAAGTTGCCGAATTGTTAGCACGACCTCTTTGTGGATTAGTTTCCCACCAGTTACCTGATTTACAAGCAATCATTTCTTCATCATCTGCTGAAAACAAAGAGATAAGTGCAGCTCTACGAATACCTCCTGCTAACACAGCATCGGCAACGTGGCAAACCATATCGTGCACTTCAATTGCAGTTAATTTGTCGCCTTCTTCTTTTGCATCTAAAATTCCTTGCAATTTAATCAAACATTCTTTAAGTGGTTGTGGACCTGGAGCTTTTCCTCCTGAGGTAACCAATCTTGCCCCTTTAGCACGAATATCCGAAAAATCAAATACAAATGTCGAACCACCTTCAAAATAAGACTTAACCAAAGCTTTTACCGCATCAGCCCATCCCTCAATTGAATCTGCAATAAGATATCTTCTAGTTCGTTTTGGGTTTGGTTTACGGATTTCTGGTAATTTTTCTACGTGATGTGTTTGTACAGAATATCCAACTCCGGTACCTCCTAACAACAAGAACATTGCTTCACCAAATGCACGATAATCATCAATTGGTAAATACGCACAGTTATAAATTCGGTTAGGGGAGATTTCGATAGGTTTTCCTCCGAATTGCAAACTACGCATTGAAGGTAATACTTTTTTGTCATACACGAATTTATATGCATCTCTAATTTCCGTTTCTAATTTCGGATATTTTTTAATGTGCATGTTCATGTTTCTTGTAACTAATTCTTCCCAAGTTTCTCTTCTATTGAGCTCCGGAAGATACTTTGCGTACTTCATGTACACTGTAATTTCACTCAAAATTTTGTTCGAAATCTCCATTCTTGTAATCTCCTTGTTGTTGTTATAAATAATTTTTTAGATAAAAAAAGGGCCGAATTTAGCATCCGGACCTTATTTAGTATAAATATGTTTTTAACCTAAAGTTCCATTCAAATCTTTGAATCTTTGTGCTAAATTTTTCTTTAAAACATTTTCTCCCGTTTTCATAACTTGTGTAGTCTGTTTGCCTTGAGTAGTCTGTGGTTCAAAGAATTGAAATTGGCCGTTGTTGGTATTGATTTTGCTAGGAAGCGTTATACCGTCAGGCCCAAAACGATTCTTAATTACGTGACCTCTACCTGTGCCTGACATCTTATCTTCTACTTTTCTAGAAAGCGACATCAAAAAGTCTGCAACCATTACTTTTCCATATGACGATGCAATTTTAAGGCACTTCTTCCTGCTTGTGATGCAGTCCAAACCGGAATATCATATTCCCCTGCCATACCTCGCAACTCCTCGTAAAGTTCCTCTAAGGCTTCGTGTTTGTCCTTTTTTGCATTGATTTTCAACAAATCGCCATAATCCACAATAACTAGTGCAGGTTTATTTCCTAGCATGATGGTTTTTTCTAAATGAGCTTTAAGTCCCATTACTCCTACCGATTTAGTTGGAAAATATTTTACAATTAAATCACCCCGAAGAGATTTCATTTTTTCTTCAACTGTATCTTGATGATGTTTTAATGTCTGTGCATTGATACCTGTTAATACGGAATCGTATCTCTGACCTACATAATTTTCATTAAGTTCCAATGTATAATGTATAACACAATGTCCGGCTTTAACGGCATTTGCTCCGATGTTAATCAACATCCAAGATTTACCAATACCTGCAGGTGCCATTACTACTCCTAATTCTCCAGGAGCCAATCCGCCATCCATTAAATCATCAATAACATCCCATCCGGTTGTAATGGTATGACGCGATGCTTCTGCATAACGAGCCGATATATTTACTTTGTATTCTAAACCAATATTGGTATCGGCACCAGCTTTCATTGCTGTGTCAATTTTGCTTTTAATTTCATCATAATTGCCTCGTTGAAGCAAATTAACCGATTCCATTATAGCACGTTTAATTTCTTGATTCTTGCAAAAATTAAGTATTTCGTCTTTGACAAACGTTAAATCATCAGACTCCATGTATCGGAAAACATCTTTAAGCTGTTCTAATATTGCAGCTTTCAATACAGAATCTGGACCGGCATCACTTAATTCGGTTAATTTAACTTTTAATACGTCTTTGGTTGGAGGTGTTTTATATTGTTGAAAATGATCCAATACCGTTTCTAGTAACCATATATTGGCATCCGATTCAAAATAATCCGGACGAATTATATCTGCAATTTGCTGAAGAAATGTTCTATCAGTAAACATTGCAGCTATAACTTTTACTTGAAAGCCCCAACCATATTCACTTAATTTATCTGTCATGTAACAATAATATTAAAAAGATATTGGATATCCAAATTATTTTTTGTGTGTTTGTTGTGCAAATGCATTTAATGATAGCCAAGTATTAGTTAACCATTCCGGAAGGTTTTTCATGGTATTCCACATTTTATCCTCCATGAACAATCTTTGAAATTCTTGTCTGTTTAACATAGGAATTGGTTGTTGCATAATACCTCTAATTGTACTGCAATTTTGTGCTGGAATATTCAAAAGTTTAATGTTCATTAAACGATAATTCATTTCAATTGTATCGTAGCTATCTAATACTTTTTGATATGACTTTCCTTCTTTCAACGTAATTTTGTCTTTGCATTTGTTTTGTAAATCTTCCAAAGTAAATTCTTTGGTATCTGCTAATTCCGGAAATGTCTTTAATATAGTTTTTGGACCTATTCCATCAACACCTGCAATATTATCAGACGCATCTCCAGTAAATGTTCGATACACAACATAGTTATTGGGATGAACTCCAAATTCTTCAATTAATGCTGCTTCATCATACATTTTCTTTTTGATTGGAGACCATACTTGCAATTGCGGACTAATCAATTGATAAAAATCTCTATCCGTAGAAACAATGGTAATCTTTTTTGCGATGTCTTTGTACATATTCGCAATGTATGCAATTGTATCATCCGCTTCGATTCCATCGATGGCTAAAAACGTAACTGGTAAATTATCTAAATAAGAAACCAATCGGCTAAATTGCCAACGCATTGCTTCTTGTTCATCTTCAATTGTAGCAAATTGTTGGTGATCGTGTCTTCTCAATCTAGTTTTATTGGCTCTATTTGCTTTGTAATCGCCATTAATTTTTTTACGACGTGCAGAACCTCCGCGGCCATCAAATACAATCACGCATCTACTAGGACGAAAATCTCGAACTACTTTACCAATAGAAAATAGGAATCCTGTAATACCTCCAATGTGTTCGCCATCTTCATTTGTGGACGGCGTTGCTCCAAAAGCTCTGATAAAAGTATTCAATCCATCGAATACCATGACATGATCATTGACATCCGATGGACCGTTTACTTTTTCTTGTTGTAACTTTTTGAACAGCTCTTGATACTTATTCATTAGCCTTCTTCATCTATAACTGATTCGTCGATTATTACATCGTCAATGCCTCCATCTATACCTGCTTGGTATTTGAATATGTATGCTTCGCAAATTCTTTTGTATAATCGATCTTTTACTTCTTTGTTATCAATTACTTTTTCAACAAAGTTTTTTGATTGAAATTTAATTTCGCCAAACAATTCTCCAGTTTCAACGTCTACATCTTCCAATGTATAGTGTGCTCCAGATTGTTTAACTAAATCAAACTTTTTCATGATTTCTAACCAACCACCGTAATTATCAATACCCGAATCATAATAGATATCGTAATTCACTTTGCGATGCGGAGGCCCCATACGATTCTTAACAACTTGAACTTCAGTTTTACTTCCAACTACTTGTTCAACCCCATTGATTTTCGCTTTAATCATTCCGGTATTTTTCAATCGCAATCTAACCGATGCGTGAAATGGAATAGCTTTACCTCCCGAAGTTGTCCAAGCATCACCAAATGAAACTCCTAATTTAGTTCTTAACTGATTTGTAAAAATCAAACATATGTTTTCTCTAGCAATCCAATTGGTAACTTTACGCATTGCTTTTGAAAGAATGATTGATTTGCTAGTTGCATAACCATCTTTATCGTATTCTGCTGCCATTTCAATTTTTGTGGAGGCACCCATTACCGAATCTACTACAATCGTAACTAAACGATCTTTGTTTGATTTACGTACTTGTTCTACAATTGTCTCAATAGTTTCAAAAATCTCTTCAATGGTTTCTAACGGAACATATAACATTGTTTTCAAATCAACACCAATAGCTTGTAAAAACTCTGTGCTAGTAGCTGATTCGGTATCTATATATACTGCTAATCCGCCTTTCTTTTGAGTTTCTGCTAATGCGTGTGATGCTAACAATGATTTTCCAGAAGCTTCTAATCCAGTAATTTCA